TTAAAATGTTATAATCAGTTTTATATTCAATTTTATACAGATTTTCCAATCTCTCCAAAATTGAGCCATTGTCAAATGGAATATAATTATTAACATTTGGGGATATGTCACTATTATTATTTTTACAAATATATAGCTTTTTTGTATTATTATCCCAATATGCTTTCCCTGCTTCTTTTTGCCCAGCAATATTTAAAATTCCACCATAATCTTTTCCAGTCATTTGAGCAAACTTATTTCCTTCTAGTGATGTTCCCTCTTCTGTTCCATATTTTGTAAGTCCGTATTCTTCTGTACTTGCTCTATCAGTTTTATTAGCTTTTTTAGCCATTTCTTCATTAAATTTTTTTAAAGATATATAACTATTTAAATCTATGTTTGCTTCTATCTTCGTTCCACTAGCGATAATAAAAGAAATTACAATAATAAATGAATGAGGACTCTCTCTCATAAGAGGTATATAATCGTATTTATCACCAGCATTTGCATAAGCATACAATATTTCCTCATTATCATTTCCTCTTGCAAAAAGTCCAATTTCTCTAAAAATTTTATCTTCTACTAATTCAGCATTAGAAAACTGTAGTTCTAAAGCAACTCTATTTTTATCTTCTCCTTCAATCTTACAACTACTTACATTTGCAGTTCCCCACATTTCTTTTATATCTGTTAAAAACCTTATTTCATCTTCAGAAGTAATAGTTCCTGCTCCTAATTTAGCCCTTGTAAAAACTAAGGTTTCTGATAAATTTCCATTAACTTTTGCTTGTAATTGCTCACCTTTTTTAGTCAACTTTAAAGCTTTAAAATAGCTCATTTTTACCCCCTAATTTCAATAATTTTAGTAAAACCTATTGAATTATTCATATTTGATTCTGAAGTTATTTTCATAGTCTGATTTAGATTAAAATCTGCTGTTATTTCAATTTTCTTTATACATTCAATTACACTAAAACTCCTAATCTCAGATGAATTATTAATTATTTCTAAATCCCAATACATTTTTGCTCCAGCTTCGCAAATTTTGTTAAGATCAGGCATTAGATTAATATTTTTAAGTTTATCAACCATATCTAATCTAAATAATTGACTTGCAACTTCATTTTTATACCTTGTTTCGATTTCTGTAACTTCATTTTTTGTTAGTTCTCTTGTTATCTTTAATAGAAATTCAGTATTTGGAAAACCTTCTAATGCTAATTTCTTTATTATTAAAGCTTGCCTATACTCTTCATCTTCTCTTAAATTTCTCTTTTCTTCATATCGTTCTCCCATAAAATCAAGAAAAATTCCACTGCATTTGAGAAGAGATGTTTGATTCTTTAAATTTTCAATTAATTCATCAATATATGAAATTACAGGTTTTAATGTTCTATAAATTTTTATATTATTTTCTTTTTGAAAGTGTAAAGGTAATCCTTCAATTACTTCATCTATCATATCCCCTCCTAGATTTTTTTAGGAATCTCGTTAAACTCTAATTGAAGTGATATTTTCCATTCAAGAGTATTTTCCTTTCTAAATTTTAATTCAAAGTCTGTGTATTTAAAGCCTTTCCCACACATCCATTCAGATAAAAATGCTCCTGGTGAAAGTAAAGCACCAAGCCCTGAATTATTTATATAGTCTTTTAATAAATTATTTATTTTTAGTTCATCAGGACTTTTAATAATCAAGTTATATTCTATTTCTACTTCTTGTGGTCTATCAAATCTGATTAACTCTTCATGATTAGTTACAGAAGTTGGAACTTTTACTTCAATAGATCCTTTTGTATCTGGTGTATGTATATGTTTATAAATTGTTTGAGCAATTTCTTCTTTAATTCCTCCATCTACAACTATCCAAATAGATTTTGCTGGAACTCCATATTTATCAGTAACTAATGTATTATTTCTAATTCCATTTGCACTTTTTACACCTTGTAGCTTTCTTATTGCATTTAAGACAGGTTGTAAATTCCAATCTCCTGCCCCATTTACTGCCAAATATCTTTTTAAATATTCATAGTCAGTTTCTGCATCTAATCCACCTTCTGCTATTTCTAAGTTTTGTACATCTATAATGTAAGCTGGAGCTTTCAAAACCTTTTCAATTTTATTTTTTTGAATATTAGAATTCTGTCCCTCGAACACACTTTGAAAGGTTATTAATTTAGTTTTTGAAGAATCTATTTCAAAGGCTTCAATATTTTCAAACTTTGCTCCATTTTCTGATTGAATTAATATTTCCCTTTCAGAAACATCAACAAATTGAGTTGCTGTAATTCTACATCTTAAGAAAGATTTCGCTCCTAGCCTTCTAGGAAAAAAATATAATAAATTATCTAGTTCAGTTCCCTGTGCTGTGTAAATATTAAGTCCTCTTGCAACAGAAATTATTTTATCTTCTAAGTAAGTACATAAATAAATGAAAGGAGCTATTAGTTTGTAGTAATCTCCTGTATCAGAAACATTAAAGTCTGAACCAAAATTTCCTTTTTTTTGTGCTTCTTGTTGTGCCATCTCCATAAGTCCATTAAAACCTTTAGTTTCTAGCTTTTCCACTTATTATTACCTCCTTTTCTAATTTACTATATTCTTTATGAGTTATTTTTAAAATTGCTTTAAGTGTTCTTTCTTTCTCTGAAATAATTTCATATTCTATTGATTCAATCTCATCTTTATACCATTCTTTTAATTTTGAAGTTATGTGTTCTAGCTTATAAATTGATATTTTTTGTTCATCTATCATCTTTATATCTAAACCTAAACTTTCATTATAAAAACATTCAATATTGTATATTTTTAAAGAATTTACTACTCTTTGCCAGAATTCATCAATTTCTGTAACATATCCAAATATAATATCTCCATCATTCATTTTAAGAGCTTTCATTATACAACTCCTCCTGAAGTCTGATTTCCTGAAGTAACTCCATTATGTCTATGTTTTTTCAAACTCTTGTCTCCTGCTTGGACATCTTCCGTAGCAGATACTGATCCAGTCGTTTGTATATTCCCAGTTTGAGTAGTATTTCCTTTTTGGTTCGTATTCCCAGTTATATTCACTTCTCCTTTTTGAGTTGAATTACCTGTTAAATCAACATTTCCTTTTTCTAAACGATTTCCAATTATTCTTATATCATCAGGAAATTGTAATTTTTCTGTCATATTAGGTATAGTGAAAGGTAATATAAATCCATTATTTAGATTATTTCTTCTGTTTGAATCCATATTTTCTAAAGAACCTTGACTAATGTAAGAAGAAATATCATATGTCAATATAAAATATGGCATAATATCCCCTACCGTTATATTCCAATCTATATGATCTTTTGAATTTCCAAAAAGAGCTACTGGGACATTTCTTAAAACTGGTAAAGCAACTCCATTTGGTGAAAATAAAGGAATTGCATCTACAAATCTCCCTTCTCTAATTTTTTGAATTTTTACTAAGATTATTTTTATTTCCTCCATCATTTATAATCTTTACTCCTAATTTCATATTCCAGTCATCACTTAAACTTAAATCAACCTCTTCTATTTGAACAAAACTTTCTAACTTATCACTTGAAACATAAAGTATGTCTCCCTTTTTTAAATAATGTATTGGAAAACATTCTATTGAATAGTCATATTTATTTCCTTCTTTTATAGTTTTTTTCTTTTTTTCTTTTCCCCATTTTTCTTCTTTTTTATTATCAGATTTTTTATTAATTTTACTTTCTTTCTCTTGTTTTTCCACTTCTTCAGGATTATGAATTAACCCTGATTCAAAACTTAAATAAATAGAATAATTATTTTGTTTATCTGTATAAATATATAAATCATCACCTTTTAGAGTCATCTTACTATTTGAATCTTCCACAAGTTCTTTTAACTCATTAAAGCCTTGATTATAGCATGTATAGCCATTTGTATAAGTTTTATCTTTTTGTAATTCCATACTTATTAAATTAAGTCCCATATTTTTTACAACTTCTTTTATAGCATCAGATATTTTTACATTCCCATCTATGCTAACAGATACTAATTTACTACTTTTCTTAGTCCTTTCAGAACATATTAATTCTTGTATAAAAGAAGCATCTTCTTTCATAGTTTTCTTTTTTATTACTTCATACTTTGAGTAATAACCTACATCAGTGTCATAACCAAACCACAATTCTATCTCTGAACCAACAATTATTTCTTGACTTAAATTATATATTTTTATAGTAGCTGTCCCTACTTTCCCTTCTTCTCCACTCTTTGCTTCAACAGTAAATTTTAGTCCATTGTTATTGTGATCATTTAGCTTAACATCATTTATAACTAAAAAACTATTTCTTGGAAAAAGAGGTCTATTTGCAATAAAGGTTTGCATAATTAATCCTCCACTATAAGTTCTACTTCATCTATATTATCAAAAGTAATCTTTTTAATTGTTCTATCAATTGTGTTTGGAATTATATATACTTCTGGAAAATTATGATTAAAATTAGCTTTTTCATCTACAAGCTTATTAAACCATAATGGAATCCCAAACATAATTGGTTCGTTAGCATATATTAATACTCCATCCATATCATATAAATTTATATAAACTCTTCTGTCATAACTATTAAAAATAAATTCAAATTGGTATGTCTTATCTTTAATTGTTACATCTGTTGAATAAGGAATAGAGTCTTTCAAAATTGTTATTTTCATTCTCTACCTCTTTTAGGAACTTGGTAATTTAATACTTTCACTCTGTAAATCTCCTTCCCAACTATTATTTCCTTTATTTATCTTAGAAACATTTGTTTTAGAAATACTTCCTTTTTTAGCTTTTGTTTTTATTTTTGTCTTTTTAGAAACAACTGGTTTAGCTTTTTTACTTGGTGATGGTATCATTTGTATATTAGCAATTTGTACTTGCACAAAAGAAATTGTAAACTCAATATAATATAATGATTCAATAGTAACCTCTATTCCAGTTATTGCAAGATTTTTATAAAGTTTAATCATATATAAGTCTACGAGTTGTCTTTTATCCCTCATTTGTAGAATTTTTTCAAAAATTTCTTTATGATTATCTCCAGCAAGCTGAACTTTAAAAGAAAGAGTTAATGGGTTTTGTGAAATATTATCAGAAATTTGTGTTCCATCATCTATTGGAATAACTGGAACATCATTTTGATAACTTTCACTAATATCTGATACTAATTCAAGATTTATATTTCCTAAGATTATAGGGGGAACTTCTTTCACTAAATTCCCTGTTTTACCATTAACTGAATTAATAGAATTTAAAAAATTATTTGCTTTTCCCATTAAATCTTTTATAGAAAACATTAAATATTCCCCCTAGCTATTTCTCCTTGTAACTCTATTTCTTCAAATTTTTCAACTATCATTTCTGCTATTTTGTTATAATCAACTTCATTTTTTAAAGCTTCTTTTATATGAAAATGGATAGTTAAATTAACAGCTTTTCCATTATTTTTATAGTTACTTGTTGATTTTGAATTTGTTATAACTAAATTATTATTTTCATTTCTTGTTCTATTTTCTATAACATTTTCATCATTATCTATTACAAAATTTGGATTGAATGTTGCTTCTATTTTTTCTTTAACCCCTTTGAAAAAAGTTTTTTTTCTATAGTTAGAATTTTCTTCTTTTGTAAGAACTCTTTCGCCCTCATGAAGTTCTGCAACATACCCATCTCTTGGGACATAACTTAGTCCTGACCTATGACTTCCATCTATATTATCTTTTTCTCCATCTTTTTCTTCTTTAAAGAAAACTCTAATTCCTGGTAAAGATTTTATTTTACTTCCAAGATTTGAAAAGAATCCTTTTATTTTTTCCCATATCTGATTAACATAATCTAAGATAAAGTCAAATGCTGCTGAAGCTGTGGATTTTATTGTGTCCCACACACCTTTTAACATTTCTACAAGTTTTAAAAATATATCTATTGTTTTATCTTTTAAACTTACAAAAAAATTGACAATATCCAATATCTTTGAATATAGATAACTTCCTAATTCTGAAAACTTAGCTTTTATTAAATCCCAGTTTTCCATAATTAGCTTGCCTATCCTAATTATCCAACCAAATGGACTGAAAAGCATAAATATTTTTTTTCCAAGCTCCCATAAAGCTAAGCCAAAAGCTTTTAATTTATCTTTTATTTTTATGAAGAAATTCTTTAATTTTTCACCAAAAGATTTGATACAATCAATCATACTAAAAAATGCTAATACAACTTTGTTTTTTAATTCTATAAAGAAATTCTTAATATCTTGTATTTTTGAATAAAGATAATCTTTAAATTCCAAAAATTTAGCTTTTATTAAATCCCAGTTTCTGTACAATAAAACTCCAATAGCTATTACAGCTCCTATTCCTAACATAACAGGATTAAAAGAAAGAGCGGCTAATGCTGTTTGTAATGCTCCAATCAAAACAACTACTTTATTTATAATAAATAATCCAGCAAGAGCTGAAACTAATGGAATTAAAAGTTCTTTCCAATCCACTATAAATTTAATTATTTTTTCTCCCCAAGAAATTAATTCTTGAAAAACACTTGCTAAATTTTCTGCCCATTTTGTGAATGTTCCATCTTCTTGTAGTTTTACTAAAAGTTCAGAAAAAGGTATTATTACTTTATCTTTTAATATTTGAAAAGGAGAGTTCTCAACAATATCTCCAAATTCATTAACTCCTGCTAAAGTTGCAAGCCCAGACTTAAAGGCACCGCTAATTGTAGATAGTCCTCCTTTGAAAGTTTTAGCTTGTTTTTCCATTGCTCCACCAAATCTTGAGTTCATCATTTCAAATAGGGTCTTATTAAATAATTCCATATCTTTAATTTGCCCTTTATTATTGAAAATCTCTATTCCTTGACTTTTTCCAAAGTCAGCTATCATATTTTTAGTTATTCCAAATTCTTTTAATCTTTCAAGTTCTCCAGTCCGAGCATCTGCAACAGCTTCTATAGCCTGGTCAAAGCTTTTTCCCATACCACTTGCCATATCTCCTATCATTTCAAGATAAGTCCTATCTGTACTTTTAAGTATTCTGTCTCCTTCTATCCCATAAGACTGTAACTTAGTCATCCCTTCTACAACTTCTTGACTTTCAAAAGGAGTTTTATTTGCAAATCTATTTGCCCAGGCTAATTTTTTCCTTGCTTTATTAGGATCTTTTAATACAGTTTCCAATGTATTCCTAAACTGTTCCATACTACTTGCTCCATCTATTGAAGCTTTTATAGTAACTCCTGCTGCAATCATTCCTAATAATTTTTTAAAGACTCCCATTAAACCATTGGCTTTTTGTTTACTTCGTTCAAATTGTTGTACAGCATAATTTCCAAATCTTTTAAAGCCTCTTCGAACATTATTCAAACCATTATTGATTCTTGAAAAAGCTCCACTCATAGAAGAAGTTATTTTATTCTTTATTTGACTAAAGATAGAGCCTATTTTATTTCTAAAATTACTAAGTTTTGATTGAAATGTACTTATTTTATTTTTTAATGCACTTAGTTGTACATCTATTTTTTTCATACTTTCTAAGCCATTCCCTATAACTTTAAAACTTAGTGCTAACTGCTCTAACATCTAACTTCTCCTCCTTATTTATTTTTTCTTTCAGCATAATTATTCCAAGCTATTTCTAAAAGCATCCTTTCCTCTATACATAATTCTTCTAAAGGTTTTTTGAAATAATTAACTTTACTTTCAAAAGCTATGTCAAATAATTTCTGTTTATTCTGCCTTTGTTTCTCTAAAGCTTTCAATGTATAGAAAGGGAGTTTGTTGAAAGTCTACAATTAATGTAGATATATTTGTCATTGCTTCCATATCTAAATTAAAATACTCTTTATCTCTTGCTTCAACAGGAAATGCTATGAAATTTAATAGAATTTTTTCAGCTCTTTCTATATCACTTTTTAAATCTAAAAATTTTAGAAATGAGTCTGTAGAGATTCTTTCAATTCTAAAAGGAATAGAAGTAGTTTCAAAATTTTTCCCTGTCATCACTATATCAAACTCAAGTGCACCTAATCCTTCTGCTTTAAATACCACATTTGATACTTTTTTGTCTTCCAAAGATTTTAAAAAATCTTTTTTCTTATCTGTATTTTGCATTAAATCATCACCTCTGTTACTCCTATGCAAACTAATGTAAATTCTCTTTCATCTGATTCACCATCACCAACAAGTTCACCTTTATTAACTGCCATTTCTTCAATTGAAACTCCTCTGCTATACTTTTCAACAGAAGAATCTCTGAAATAACCTGTTCCTTTTATTACTGCATCTGAAGCAGTCAATAAAACTTTTTCATCCTCAGTCCCAACAGGAACTGTAACTGTTATATCTAAGTTTGGATCAGGTGAATATAGAATTCTTCTTTTCCCAGTAAGAGATTTTTCAGATTTTTTATATCTGTCTTCTGGTGCTGCAATTGTTATTTTTCTAATATCTTTTAATGTGTATCCATTAAATATTAGTATTTTTTTACTTAAATCTACTAAATTAGCCATTATTTACCACCTATATCCTTAAATGTTTTTTGTAAAGTTAAGTCTACAAAATATCCCCATTCTGCCAATCTAAATAAAACTCTTGGTCTAACAAGTCTTTGCTCTCTTTCAGTATTTGTTTGAGTTACTGGATAAACTATATATTCATATTTTTCATCTTTTATAGCTATTAGATCTTGCTCTCCCATCTCTTTCATAACTTTATGAAGAGTCTCTTCTATAAGTGCATAACCTCTATCATCTTGCTTAAAACCTTTTTTTATTAATACTTTTTCAATGTTTTCATTCATATTTACAATTATGCAATCGAGTGCACTTGTTTCATCAAGATAAGTTCCATCAAGAGCTTTTCCACCATTTGCAACTATATAATTTTCAGAAGTTCTTTTTTCAGGAAAAGTTATATTATTTTTAGTTAGCTCCACCTTTTTAGAAAGCTCTGTATCAGCAGTAACACCAGCTAATTCAATCAATGAAACTCTATAACCTGCTCCTTTGGTTATTACAACCCCAGCGTAAGAGGCTGCTTTATATTCTCTATTTTCTTCAATATCCATTTTAGGAGACCAAAAAGCTATAATTCTATCACTTTTCATTGCATCTTCTATTGGATAAGCTTTTACCTCTGTTATGTAAATTCTTCTATTTTCAGTTAAAAAAGGTCTAATCTTTTTAATAGTATCTGTACTGTCAAAAGTTGTTAGAAAAGCATACCATTCTTTATCCAAATTCTCATTAAGAACTTCTTTTAACTTTTCACCAGCTTTTGCTTTGTCTGCAATTTCTACTCCAACTATTCCAAAAAAATCTGGTTTAAGAATATTCCCATCACCATCTTTTTGTCCTAAAAATGCTTCTACAAGTCTGTAAACTTTTGAGTTATTCCCAAAGTCTGTAGCAACATCTTTAGAATTGTTATAATATTTAAAATCAGCATTTTTATCATCAGTTACTATTAACACTTTATTCAAAGATGCTACAGTTAATGCTACTTCTTTCTCTACAATAACTTTTACTGGCTCTCTATATATGTTACTCATTTACTTCCTCCTCTTTTGTTCATTAGCAATTAGTTCAATTTCATTTACAATCGTAACTTCTCTTTCTTTTGTTGTTTTTATATATTCAAATACTATGTCAAAACTGCTTCTATACTCATACTTAGAATTTATAATTTCATTTAGATTCTTTATTTCAGAATATTTTACAATTCCAACTCCAATTCTGCTCCACTCATATCTTAATTTAAAAAGAATAGTCTCTCTTAAATTAGTAGCTTTTTCAATTGTTTCATCTTGACTATTACAATAAATATCAAATTGTACTCTTCCTAACATTCTGTATTGTGTAGTTTCAAGATATATATTCTCTTTTTCTACATATTTACTTTCATGTTCTCCAAAAAAATCTTTACTATTTAAGCTAATAATAGAATATGTTGAGTAAGGCTTTTTAGGTGGTTTATGCTCTGAATAAGCTGGAATTATTTGAAAATCTCCTATTTTATTTAAGAGATCAATAATCCTGTTAATCATCTTTTGTACTCCTTCTTAAAAGATATATTTTTATATCTGCCAAATACTCAAAATCAGTTGATTCAACTATTTTAAATTCTTCATTATTTATTAGAACTATATCTTCATTTTTTAATAGTTCCTTTGTAAATAACTCTCTATCTTCTAATGTAATAGAACCTTGTGGATAATATTTTAGAGAATCCGTAGATACTGGCATATACACACCTTTTATTGTTTTTTCTACTGTACTTTCTATATATTTTCCTTTTTCCCACTTTCCATTTTTTGAAATAACCTTTATATTTCTTTTATGTTTATTTAACAAAATAACATTATCCATCCCTACACATCCTTGAACTCACTTAAATAGATATTTGAACCATTCTTATCAACTATTTGATACCTGATAGATTTTATTAGAAATCTGTTGTCAAGAAGTGGTTTTGTGTTATTAACTTGACCATCTTTAGTTTTTATTCTTAGAGTACTTTTTGCATTTGCTACAGCCCATTGCCCTGCTGTTGCAATACTTACTATAACCTTTCCTCTTATATCCTCACCAATTCTCATAAGAGCTTCTTTTCCTTTTATGCTTCCTTTTGCAACATCAGCAACAGCATTTTTTATTAATTTACTTATAGCTTCTTTGTTATTATCCAAAGCGTTACGCATAAATGGTCTAGCAGGAATATATTTAGTTCCAAATTCATTCCATATAGCATATTGAAGAATTGTAGCTTTATTCTCTTTTCCTTTTTTATCTCTATCAATAGCTAGAATTCCAATTTCAACTCTATGATTAGCTAAGTAGTCAATTTCTTTACAAATATCTAAAATTGTCATATTTCTACAACCCCAAATAAATCTCTTACTCCTCTTACAAAATTGTCTGACTGTTCTATTTTATTGAGAAAAGTATAGCTTATTCCTCTTATAGCATAAGATTTTAACCCATCTTCATTTGTTATATTCTCTTTAATTATTGAGCAAATAAAAAGAAGAATATCTGAAGGGATTTCATCATACCCAGCAATATATTGAATTTCAACATAAGAATTTTTAGAAATTATTTCATCAAAAATTACTTTTCTGTTAATATAACTAAATGGAAGTATTTTACAGCCTCTATTAACGTTCAAAACCTGTTCAATTTTCTTTTCAGGAAGAAATACATAATTTGTATTAAGTCCACTAATCAAATTTGTTATTTTAGCTTTTAATAGCTTATAACCTATAATCCTTTCAATTTTAAGAATTACACTATTTATATAAAATTTTAAAAGCTCTTCATCTTCTATTCCTGTAAGACTTTTAGCTATATTTAAGTCATATCCTAATTCTTTATCCATCACTTACTCCTATTTTCAGCTCCTGATATAGAAATACCAGGAGCTTTTTTACTAGGCTTTTTTCACTACTTTTACAAAATATTCAGGAAGTTGTACTCCAACACCTACACCTTTTTCCATATAATACTTAGTTAACCCCTTCGATGTTATCTGATCTTCTAGCTTCATAGTCATCTTTGGATTTTCTATTCCTAAAAGTCCTTCTTTAACATTTCCAAAAACCATAACTGGATCTGTTGTTGCAACTGCTTCTTTTAATGTTTTTAATCCAGAACCTTCTGATTCTATTAATTCAACAGGTCTTGACATTAATGTTCTTGTATTTCCTGTGTTTAAATCTGTTATGTAAAAGTCTTTGTTAGTATTTTTTAATTTACTAATTTGTTGCCATGTTTCTCTTCTTATATACCAGTTTGATTCTTTAGCAACATCAGTAGGAATTGAATAATAGATATCTATTATGCTTTCTATAAATTTTGCATCATCAGATGTGTCAATTTCTTGTTGATTTGTTACAGCAGTATCCTGTAAAATTCCTAATGGCATATTTGTACCACTTCCGTTAAAAACAGAATTTGCTAACTTCAAGCCAAGAGCATATTCTACTCTCTTTAATAAGAATGTTGCATAACCAACATAATTTGTTGCTAAAAGCTTATTTGTAACAACAGGTAAAGCATATAATTGAAATATATTTACAGTTATATTGTCAACTTTTGTAACAGCAGTATCTTTTCTTTCTTCAACTTCTCCTACCCATCCAACTTCGGGTAAACCAGCCATTTCTCTTGGAATTGTTATTCCAGCATCATCAGTAGTAATAAATGTTATATCCTTTAGAATTGGATTAGAATCTTGTATTCTTTCTAAAATCTTTTTTACTATTGTTGTTGTTACTATTGCTTTTCCTGTAGTAGAACCTGTTTTACCATCTCCTACTGTCATATCTTTAAATTCTAATTTACTGTCTTCATTAAAGACAATTTCATTCTTTTGTCCATTATCTTTAACATTTAGCAACATTGCTTTAAATTGTGTAGCATCATCTACTTCTTCTTCAGTTGCTTTAAAATCTGCTTTTAATCCTTTTAATACATCATTTAATTCATTAATTTGTTTAGAAAAATTTTCTTTTAAATCTTTTTCTAAACTATCTTTTAATCCATTAAATTGTTCTGTAAGTTTTGAAAATTCACCAGGCAATTTTGCTATTTCCTCATCTGTTCCTGCCTTTAATAAATCTGTTTTAAATGTTTCTAAAAGTCCTGTAAATATTGCAATTAATTCCTCTTTTCCCATTCTATTTCCTCCTATATTTTCTTCTCCAAAAACTCTTGTTACTCTACTTCCTGGAACTGCTGCTTTAGGTGTTAAACTTCCTTCATAAGCATCAAATTCTAAAATATCAATATAATATTTTCCATCTTCAACATAATCTTTATACTTTGTCATAACTCCACCAACAGACATCTCAAATTCTGCACCTAAGTCCTTCATTAATGAATAAACTTTCATTGCTTCAGGATTTATATATGCCCCATTTTCATCTTTCTGTAAGTGAAATGTTCCTTCTACTTCAAACCCTTCCTTAGCTTCTTTTCCAATTAAAGTTCCAATTGGAATTAGAGAACCCTCATGGTTATATTGTAAAAATAATTTTTTACCATCATTTTTTTTCATACTTCCAGTTTTAAATCTGTAAATACCTTTTGCTGTATTATCTCCTTGCATATTAACTAAAAGTCCTTTAAATTTGCCTTTAGAATTTTCATCTTCTTTAAATTCTGCAAGATTACATTTAAAATTTAAAACTTCATCGGAAAATTTAATTTTATATTTTTTTCTCTTTGGCATGTTATCTCCTTTTATCTAAAAATTATTAAACAAGAACAACGAACAACTTCTGATGCTGGAAGTCCATCTTCATGTGGATAGAGTGCCTCTACTCCATCTTGTAGGCTCCATTTATAATTAATATCAACCCATTTTCCACTAATAGCTTTATGATGAACTCTATACATCTTTTTTCCGCCAACATGAATCCAGCATTTTTCCTTCATTATTCCTTTTGCTGTTTCAAAACTTGTTGCATTTATAGATTTACTTGTTTCTGTCCGAGCAATTGTACTTGCTCTCTGTGCAGTCATTCCATTAACTTCCTTTACTATTTTTTCAACCATTTCATTATGACTTATTCCTTCCTCTTGACCAGTTGTAATAATTTTATTTAATTTTATTTGAGTCGTTTTACTAATTCTAGTTGCTTGCTTTGCAGCATTTTTTTTATTCCATTTTTTTAAGAAATAATCTTTTATTCCTTTCATTGTATTACTTTTAATTTTCTTATTGTATATGTTTTGAAAGCTTTTTAAAGTACTCTCGAATGTAAAAGTATATAGTGTTTCTAAACCACTCTTTATTTTTCTTCTTAACCATTCATAATCTATGTCAATAATAATTTTTAAATCATTTTTACTAGCATTATCAACTACAATTTTTTCTTTAAATTCATTAAAAATTTTATCTATTATTTTTTTATTTCTTGCAGTTAATCGTTTTTCCAATAGTTTTAAAGTTCTTATTTTCTTAACTTCCTTTTTCAAATATCATCAACTTCCTCTCCTTCGGTTGTTGTTGGAGTTATTGTTTCATCAAGTGTTGCTACTCCGCTATTTACTAAAAGAACATCTCCACCTTCAACATCTCCTAAACTTAAATCAGTTAATAAAGATACTATTTTTCTATATTCATTTATAGTCAATCTATCTTTCAAAGGTTCAAGTTTTGTTATGACATCTCCAATGTCTTCTTTAAGCTCATCTGCCCCACTTAAATCATAGTCAATGAACTCTCCATTTTTTAAATACTCTGAAAATAAATAATTTAACCAACTTTTCAACTTATTGAAAAATGGAATAACAGCTTCACGATAGAGTTCTTTTTTAGCTTGCTTTCTGTTCTGATATGTACTTTCTCCACCTCCAACAAGTTCGGCAGGAACTCCACTTGCTAATGCTGCTCTTTCATGTGCTTTCTGCTCAGCAGTAGACCAATCACTGTCAATTGGTGCTCTTGAAGTATCTTGATACTTCAATCCAGAGCCAAGTACAATAGGTTTTCCAGCATTATCAGAACCTCCATAATGTGCTGCATATCTTGCTTTTATTTCTTCTCTATCTTCTTTGTCTACAACTCCCTCGGTCTGTAAAATTCCTCCTGGTTTTCCAAGGTTCTTAGCAAGGCTCCAATTCCACTTCCAAGCCTGTTCACTATATGCTCCATACATAGCCATAGAATTATGCTTTGTATATCCACTTCCTATACCACTAGAATTTACCCCATCTATTATATTCAAATAGTTTGGACTTCTTATCCACATGTAGTTTTTTAATTCATCTCCTACAATTGATCTATATGGATTATTTATTCTTATTTCCCTTATCCTTCTACCTTCAAAATAGACAGTAAAATTTGAAGGGGAATGAACATATAAGTCAGGTCTTAAAGAAGGGATTCCTTTTATAACTTCTAAAAGAACTCCGTTATCGCTACCTTCTAGCCACACAAGCAAATAGTCAAGAAAATCTTGAAAAGAAGTATTAGGATTTATCATATTGAACAAATCATTTAACACATGTTCTTTAACTAAATCTTTTCCTTTTCCATCTTTTGTCTTCTTGTAAACTGCCATAGTTATATTTTGACAAGCCTGAATTTTTTTAGACATTGGAAGCATAAAAGCTGCTTTATATTCTATATTTGCTGTATAATCAGATGGATTAAAATTTACATTATCATCTGTCATAACTGAACAGTCCTTAAAGAACCATTTTTTCATCCATTCTCTAATACTCATATATGTATTTTCCTTTCTTCATATCATTTTCAAAAGCATACCTAGTTGCATCAATGGTATGATTATCCTTATCACATAATCTTGGTAAAGGATTTCCTTCCCTATCAGTATCATAATCAATCATTTCAAATTCTCTTGCAATATTAGGAGTTCTAATAGGATCTATGATAATTGCTTCCAAAGAAGCTAACCACTTTTCCCCATATTCAACAGAGCCTTTCCCTTTTTTTGCTCCCATTGCTCTAATATCATATTCTCTTAACTCATCAATGCTCTTAGGTTCTGAACTATCACAAGTTACTATCTCATCATAATCTTTTGATAATATATATTCAGCAACATGTCTATTTTGCCTTTCAGTCCCATAATATTCATCTAAAGCATATATAATTCTTTTTTTCTTGTCATATCCCCATCTTACAAATGCAACTGGATCTATTCCGTACCCCCAGTCCAATCCATTTCTAAATTTGTCTAAACTATCAATTTCATATTTTGATATTGCTCTTATTTCTAAATTTGGAAAAGGAACTAAACCATTTCCAGTAGGCTCTCCTAAATATATAAGTCTATATTTTGTCTCGTTTTTTTCTTTTAGAGCTTCAGCATCTTGCTTAAATTCATCTGAAATATATTTATTCTCTAAATATGTAGAATGATGAACATATACTCCTTTTTCAATAGTTGAGAAACTATATTTTTTATTAACCCAATTAAATTTTAATTGAGGTGGATTGTATGAAAAAAAACCTTTATACTTTAAACCATCTTTTATTTTTCCACGAAATATTGATTTTATAACTGTTTCAACTTCATCTTCATTATAAAATTCAGCTAGTTCTTCAAACCAAAACAATGTAATGGGAAAATCTGATGTTATAATAGATTTAATTTTTTCTGGTTTATCAACACCAGCAAAAATAAACTTATTCCTTCTCTCTTTGTATATGATTTCTAAGGGAGACAATCTATATTCAAAATATTCTTCTACTCCAAGATAATCAATTGCCCACTTGATTTGCTCATAAACAGATCTTTTTAAAGTCTCTCCAACTTTACGAAAACATATACAATTGACAGGTCTTTTTATTATCTCTAAAACAAGGATTATAGCAATATGTGAAGATTTTGCTGAACCTCTACCACCTTTTAAAACATATCTAGTATACTCATCATTTTTCCAAGCTTTATATAAATCTTTAAAATTATCTGATATAAAATCTGTTAATCTTTTTTCAGTTTTATTAGATGTCATCAATTATAATCACACCTCTTTCATTGCTTTCAATTTCCTTTTTAGCTTGTTCTTTTTTCTTTTCACTTCTTGCTGTTACTTTCTCTACAACACTTGCAACTTTGACCAAAGCATCCGCAGTTTTTGGATCTCGAAATTGTTCAGGATTTTTAGAGATTTCTATTAATATTTTTTTGTGAGTTTCATCAAGTAAATCAACTACATCATCTAAAGTCATTCCTGCTAGTTTCCTAGCTTCTTCAAATTCTTCTTTGTTATCTTTTATCCAACGATAGATAGTGCCTAATGATTTATTTAAAGCACTAGCTATTTCTTTTGCTGTTTTTCCTTGTGCATATAGCTTTTTAGCTTTTAATAACTCTAAATCCATAAAGCACCTCCATTATTTTTGTTTCTATATTGTTATAACTTTTTTCTTTTATAAATGTTTGGAAAAATTGGAAAAATAAAAAAAGAAGAAATAAAAATTCTTCTTTTTTAATAAATATTAATTATTTAATTCCTTTTTTAATTCTTTATAAGCTGTACTTATTGCTGTTCTTAGTAATGTTTCAGATCTGTCTGGAAATCTCATATTTATAATATTCAAAGTTTTTTCTATAAAATCTTCTTCGGAATATTTTTTAATCATTTCTAATAATTGTAACCTTGTTTTTATATAATTTTTTAATTCTGTCAAATTTACTGCATAATTTCCACTAAATTCTGTGTCAAAATCTATAATCATATTGTTTCTTATTTTATTAGTTTGATTATTAAGAGAAATCATTTCTTCTATTTTATTAAATTTGTCTAATAATAATTTTTCACCTTCACTCACTTCTTTTTTCTGAGGTGTTACTTTGAAAAGAATTTCATCTTTTAAAACTCTTAAATATGGGTTCCCTTCTTCTTTACTACTTAAAGTTTCTTTGATTTTCTCTTTTAAACTTTTTTTAAAATTTTTAATATCATAGTAATCTAAATTTTTATCATAAGTTATATATCTTATTCCCGAAACATCAAATGGACATTTTTCCATATTATCAAATATTATGATAACAGATTTATTAAAAGCTATTCTCATTCCTAATTCAAATAACACATTAGGATTCCTATAACTTATATTACATATAGCTATTTTATCATGATATAATGACTTCACAATACTTTCTTGAATTATATCAGATTTTTCATTGTCACTAACCATTCTAAAAATTAACTTTTTTCTATTATCTTCCAATTCTACATTTAATTCATCTATTACTTCTTGAAGTATATTTTTCAATTTTTGCCAATATCCCGAATTAAATCCAGCTATTTCAGATATTGGTGCAATGTATCCACAATTAATTTCTTCAATTTTTTCTTTATCTTCCTCTATTTCTTTATTTTCTTTTTCCTTAGCCATATATACCTCTATCTTTACTAAAATAAACTATAGTTCAATTCTTTTTTTACTTGATGGGAGCTCTTAAAAGTGCTTTTTTTCTCTAATAATTCAAGACTTTCTAAATCAATTTTCCAAGTCCCTTTTATATTATTTTTTATGTATTGCCCACCTAAAAGTCCTCTTTTACAATAATTATAAACAGTTTCTGTACTGACTCCTAATCTTTTAGCTACTTGAGCAACACTCAAATATTTTTTGGACATCTTAAGCTCCCTCCTTTTTATTAAAATAATTTTTCTTATTTATTTTTTTTCTATTGTTTCATATTAATTCTTATAAAATTCAATTTTTTCATTTATTTTTTGGCTATATTCTATTAAACGAGAAAATGATGCATACAGCATCTTTTCATCTATCAAATTTTTTGGATAATTAAGTCCTCCTCTAAATATTACTTTATCTCCATTAATTGTATAAAGTTTTAGAAAATCACCTTTTATTTCATAATTTTCAACATCATACTCTAACAATTGATAACTTCCTTTTAATCTACATGAATGTTCCATATCATTTTCTGCTTTCATATCATATATTTCAATTTTTTCTAAATCTTTTTTAAAAATTTCTAATTCATTATTTATTTTTTTAGATTTTATTTTAAGCATTGCATTTCCTCCTAATAGATTATTTTTATAGATTTAATAACTCTTTTTTCTTTTTATCAAATTCTTCTTGTGTGATAATTCCATTATCTAAAAGTTCTTTATATCTTTTTACTTCTGTTATTGGATCATTTATATTTTGTACATTAGAATTATTAACTTGATTTTTTTCATTTTCACTAACAATTGAAGCTAGTATAGCAACTATATCTTCAGCTTGCTGTTTTGCTGCTCTATATACAAAACCATCTTTTTTGAATTCAGTTGTTAATAACTCAATATATTCAGCTGGGACTATCTTATTATCTAAGACAATTTTTACTTTCAAGTTTTTGACAACCTCTTTAGCTTTTTTCCCACCAGTAAGTCCTCCAACTACTGCTCCTATTCCACCAAAAAGTGCTCCTCCAACTATTGCACTTCCAAGTCCACCTTTTGTTATAGTATTTCCATCTTCAAGAATTTCATATTCCAACAACTCAGAATAATCGTATATTCTGGCTTTTCTTAATAATGTCTTAGGAAATAATATTTTCTTTGCATTATCATCAAATTTTATTAATTTTCCTACTCCCCTTGTTCCCATAAAATTAGCAATATCTAAATTTGCTTTTTTTTCTTTTTCAATTTCTTCAAGAATTTCATCTTTTATTGTTTCTTGTAATTTTTTAAAAGTATTTCTATTGTTTCCACATAAATCCAAGCATTTACTACATATAAAACCATCACTTAGTTTTTTACTTGTTTTTTCTTTTCCACAAATTGAGCAAATTCCTTTTTCATCAAATATTCCAAACATAAACAATCCCCCTTAATAAAATGATTAAATATATTAAAATATATCATATTATTTTTTAATTTTCAATAAAAAAAGCTTGACTTTTTATATACTATGGTGTATAATAAATACATAAGGAGGTGAGAAAGTGAGTAGGAAAAAGAAAAAAAGAACAACTGAAGAAATCTTAATTACACTATCAATAATACTCGCCATATTAGAAATAGTTAAAGTAATTATAGAACTCTTCCAGTTATTCTTCTAAAACATCAAAGGGAAAGGGGAAGAAATTCCCCAAGTACCTTATCTCTTACTCAATTATACTATGTTTAAAGAAAAAATTCAAATCTTAATTTTAATTTTAGGAATCATTGCAGTTACAGTATCTATTATTTTAAAATTTGTGTAAAAGGAGGACTTTATGGCTGTATCAGAATCTCAAAAAAAAGCAAATAAGTCGTATAGAGAGAAAAATCCAAAAAAAAATCAATATTTATCATACCGTTCAACAGCCCGTAGTTTTATTAATAATCATGCTACTTTAGATGACTTAGAAGAATTGAAAAATTTAATTTTAAAAAAAGAAATTCAATTAAAAAGAGAGGATTAGACCTCTCTTTTATCTTATATTCTCTCTAATTTTTTCAAATGCTCTATGTTTCATACTATGAACCCATTGCCTTGACATTCCAAGTTTCTTAGCTATCTCCTCTCCTGAATAACCTTTAAAAAATAAGAGATCCAATATTTGCCTTTCTTTCTTTGTGCAACAATTTAGTAAATTTTCTACAAGTACTTTATTTTCTAAATTATCTATTTTTATATTTTCATCTCCAATTTCAAGATCTTCAATTCCTGAAAAATAAACTCTTTCTTGTTCACCCTTTTTTATGCTCTCTATGACATACTGAGGTACTCTATACCTTTCTTTATCTATATATTTCCTTATTTTAGCTTCTACATAAAAATACAGATGTGTCATAAATTTAGTATTGTAATTTTCATCATAAGTTTTAATTGCTTGATAGATTCCAAGTATTCCTTCCTGAAATCCATCATCTGTGTTACCCCATTTATGATTAATCTTTCTAACAGTATTCAAATACCTTTCAATTAATGTTTCAATAGCTTTTTCATTTCCTTTTTTTGCTTCTCTTATAAGCTCCAAAACTTTTTGATTTTCCATTTTTTATTCCTTATAAAGCTAGTTTACTTCTCACTATTTTTTCTTCAGCAACTTTTATAATATTTCTTAGTTCTACCTGCTCTCCTGCTATTTCATTTTGTCTTGCTTCAATTTTTACTTGCTTTTCTTTTAAAGTCTTTAATTTAGAATTTAATAACTCAGTTTCTGCTTTAAGTAGCCCTAGCTCTCTATTTAAGTCATCTCTTTCTTTAAAATACTTATCTTCAAAATTATCCTCATCTATCCTAACTCTTTTTAAATTATCCAGCAATACATTTAAAATAGCTTTATTTCCCTCATCATTTAGGTCATAATTTATTTGATAACAAGTTACCATATTATCTCCAACTACTACATAAGTCATCATTTTATCTTTATTGATATAAAATTCTGCTTTTTTATGTGTATCATAAGCTGCTGTACAGATATATCCAGTTCCTTGAAATTCAGCTTTTAAATCTGTTTCTAATCCTTCTATTTTATCTTCATTTGCTTTTCTCCAAATGTCAAATGTTCTATCATTAATGATTTGATATTTATAAACTCTTGAAGCATATCTCATAAGTGCATGTCTTGTTATATTAATTTCTTTCATTAATCTTCCTCCCAATCAGCTATTTCTTTAATATCATCAAATTCTGAACCACATTTACAACAATTAAAATGTTTTACTTCCACTACTTGACTTATATCTGTATCAAATTCAGCCTCAAATTCTCCACTTTCATCAAATTTCCCTTCTTGTTCTGCAATGATAGTTGCTACAAATTCAGTTCCTCCACATTCTTTACATCTCCACATTTTATATCTCTCCTAACTCTAAACAATCATCTCTGTCAGTGCTTTCAACAGCAACAAGCATTGTCCAACCACTATATTTATTAGTTCTAAATCTTTTTAAAGATTTTACTTTCCCTGTTATTTTTCCTCTTATAAATTGTTTTACTACTATACTTTTTCCTAAACTAAGAGGCTTTTTGGATGTGAGCATTGGCAATTCTCCATTATCAAAAGTTACATCTGTAAATTTACAAGGTAAAATTGTTATATAATTATCTATCATTCTTTTTATAAATTTTTTAGTATTCTTTTTATTAATTATTCCCTCCAAATTTTTTCTCTTGCCATTCCACAATTTCTTCAAGAATATAAATTAACTTACTGCATTCTTGAATACTCATATTATTCTCTGTTTTTCCTTTTCCCAAATACTCTTCAATAAAGTCTTGTTTATCTTTTTCATAATAGACTTTATTGTATAAACTATTAAATCTACTTTTCTGCCTATCAGTTGCATAGTTATTTATTAATCTTTCTAAAATTTTGATAAGAACCTCAGCTTGTTTAGAGCTGAGATCCTTAGATGTTTTCTTGTTAAATTTACTTTCCAAAAGTGCCCTATAATTCTCATCTTTTAGATTTAATTTACTTTTTAAAATGTGTATATACTTAATTTGCCCGTTCTTTATCTTCTCCATTTCTCTCCTCAATTACACTTGTAATAGATAGTGGAATACTTACCATTTTTCCAGTTTTATCTTTATAATAAGCCTCAACATAAGTGCTAGATTTACTTGGTTTATATGCTTCTTTTATTATTTTTACTCCTTCAAGTAATGTTTCATTACCATTTTCATTTGCAATAGCTTCCAACTCTAATACTCTTGAAGCTTTTAAATTGCCATTTTTATCCTTCTTTAATAATAAATCTATTAATTTCTCCAACTCTGGTTGTTCATTAGTTGTTAGTTTAGAAATATAATCTTTTACCTTAGCTATTCCACTGTGTACAGTATCATCAAAAGAATCTATTATTCTGTGCCCTATTATTATTGATAAGTTTCCATCACTTGTTGTAAAAGTGTGGCTTCTTTGAGTCTCTTTTATTCCATACAATTCTTCTTTTAATTCTAAAATAGCTTCAAAACTTTTAAAAATTTCTAATTTAGTACTTTTCAATGTTTCAACAAGTTTTTCAACTTTATTAAAATTTTCTTTTACTGTTTCATCTACAATTCCTTTATATTCTTTTATTTTTTCTTTTCTTTTAGCTTCTTTTGCTTTTTCTTCCTCTAATACTGCCTTTCTCATTGCTTCTTTTTCTTCATCTGTTAATTTATCAAAATCCATTATTTACCTCCATTTTTATATTCATATTCTTTTAATTCTTCTAACCTTATAAATTCTTCATAACCTGTTAATATATCCTCTAATACTGCATAAACACCATTATTATATTTGTATACATAAAGTATTCCATTGATCCTATATAAATCTTTAAATTCCATAGTTAATCCTGTAATTTCTTTATATAAATAATTCCAAATGTTGCATCAGAAGTTTTATACTTATCTTTCATCTTTTTTTCTTCATTCTCTTTAATTTTTTTTAATTCTTCACTTGTTATTTCATTGTTAAATTCTGATGTCCAACCTGCAAACATTATAGTTCCTGATATTGAATACATACCACTTATATAATATTTATATGCCCTTTTCTTTCTAAAAATCCACTTCTTATATTTAAAATCTTGACCTACATTAAATCCTGCTATAAACATAGCTAAAACTAATCCAGCTAAAGCCCAATCACTCATAAAAACCTCCCTCGAAAGCCATTTGAACACTTTCAAAATAACACTATTTCAATTAACACTACCTTAACTTAAATTTTTTTATTAATTTTATTTATAATTTTTTTTGATTCTTCCATAAGTTCAAAATATCTTTCCTTTGCTTTATAATTTCCATTATTAAAAGCTTTTATATAGTCTTTTCTCTTAACTAATAGCTTAGCCAATTGATTAAGTTCTTCATCTACTATTACTGCTTTTTCTCCATATTCTTTAATAAGTTCTTGTTTTGCTACTTCTGTTAATGTAAAATCTTTCATTACTATCCCTCCCTAACTAATAACTAGCATTGTAATCGCTGCTTTTATAGAATCTTCTGTAATTTTTAAACTCATGTTTTGATTTGCAATATCACTTGCCAAACTCAACAAGTTAGATAGTTGTCTTGCTGAACCTTTTACAGTCATATTTATTAAACTAAATAACTTTGTTAATTCAGTTTCTGTATATAAATCAACTTCATTTTTTAAGAAATTTCTAACTATTTTAGCTATATCATCAATTTTTAAATCTCTTAAACTCATATTTACAACTGCCCTAGAATATAGATATTCATATTCTTTTCTTTGTGAGTATATTTTAGATTTTAATGCTTCTGTGCCAGCAATTATTATCCCTGCACCTGTTTGGTCTCCAATACTTCTCACTATATCAATTATTGCAGGTTTTAAATGTTCTCCCTCATCAATTATGATAATAGTTTCTGTAAATCTAATAGCATCTTTTATTCTTTCTTTCACTGTATCAGCTGACCCAGTATAATCTATCTTTAATTCTCTTGCTATTTTTTTGATTAGTCCAACAGCTGATATTCCATTTTCAGCTGTTATAAAAACTCCTCTTCCTTTATATTGCTTTACCCAATCCATAAGAGCATGTGTTTTCCCTATTCCTGCTCTTCCAAATATATAAGCAATTTTTGCTGACTCCACTATTTGTTCAACTGCATTAGAAGCTACATACTTTTTTATAATATTAGCAGCATAAAATATTTTATTTTTTACTTCTGTATCAGCTGTAAAATCTATTCTTCTCATCTTTTGTTGATGTCTTTTTAAGAAATCTACTATTTTTTCTCTTATTGCTTCAATATCTCCAACATAAGTTCCTTTTTTATATTCAGAAAGTGTACTACTCCCAATCCCTACATTTTTTGCTATTTTACTGAAACTTAATTTTCTATCTTCTGCAAATCTCTCTAATTCACTTATTATCTCTCTATCTCTATTGTCCATGTTGTTACCCCTTTCATTCTATTTCTACATATAAATCTTTATCAATATAAACTTTCCTTTTAGTTTCTTTGCTTGTCTTATCTTCAATAACTTCTGCTTCTATAATATTTTCCCTCTCTTTCAACTCAATTATTCCACTATCATCTCTTATTTTTTCTCTAATTCCTAAAATTTGTGAACTTAAACTATTAATTTTTTTAAGTCTATTTTTATGTCTTTTTATAGCAGTAATATCATTAAATCCTGCTTCTTGAAGTTTATTAGCTTTGCATAAAAATTCACCTGTTTCTAAATATACATAAAGGCTTTGTAAATCATGAGGATCATATTTGATTTTAACTTTTTCAGTTTGATGAAAATACAATTGCTCATGTTCATAAGTGTAGCCCATAAACATTATTCCATTTTGCTGTACTGTACGAATATCCTCATATAAGAATAATAATCTTAGTTTTTCCTCAGGTATCATTCTTCTACTCTCAATTGGATATTCTTCATTAAAAACTTCCAATGGAGTCCTATTATTCATCCCTTTTCCTCTATGTGCCTTTAACCCTCCTGCCCTTCTTATTGCATAAAATAAATGATTCTTTTCTTTTATATAGCTTTCTATTTCTGCCTCAACTTCTTGTTGCTCTGGAATTAGACCAACAGCTAATTTTCTTCCTGCAAAACTTTTCATGTGTTCAGGTCTTGCCACTGCATTTTCTCCCACATAGCTATAAAATCTTTTTGAAAGATTTTCCCTAAAATCTCTAAAATATCTTTCAATTTCTTTAGCTTGTGCATTATATGGTAAAGCATGTGTTACATGTATCCCCAAACTTGCATATATCCCTTCTAGTTCTTTTTCTTCATCTCCCTTTAAAACTTTACTCTTATATGCTTTTCCATTGTCAGAATAAATTGCACCAGGAACACCATAATTTTCTATACTTCTTTTTAATGCAATTGCTATGCTTTCAGTTGTTTCTGTGTAAGATATATTCCAGCCTACAATCATTCTACTTTTTAAGTCTTGCCAAACTACTAAAACTGGTCTTGCTGTTTCTCTTTCTCCATTACTTTTCTTTCTTCCTGTATAACAAATAACATCTAAATCATGTCCATCACTCAACCATATATCTCCAGCTTTTACATCATGTAAATCTCTTACTATATGTGGAGTATGTGTATCTTTAAACTCCTTAGCACCCATTCTTGCTTTATTTTTCTCTATAATATTTACATCATTATTTAGGAAGTTCCTAAGAGTTCCATAGCTTATAACAATTTTCCCATAATACTCAGTAATTTTTTGCCATACTACTGTTATTTGTGGCTTATTTTTATTAAAATATAACTGTTTTGCTAGTTCTAAGACTTCTGGATCTACTCTTCTAATTCCTTTATTATCTCCATGTGATGAAGCTAATGCTAAAGGATTATCTTTATTTTCTTTAAATACTTTAAACCATCTTCTTAAAGTAGGAACTGTTATTCTTTTCAGTATCTTCATTTGTGTGGGATACTTTTCAGCTACTGTTTTTACAAAGTTTTCTATTATATCTCCTTTCTTTTCAAAACCTTGTTCATATTCTTCTTGCAAACCTAAACATATAATATATCTTGAATTAGCAACTCTTTGATTCCAAAGAGGTAACTCATCTATATTTTTAGCTTCCCTTTTTGCTCTTGTTCTTGTTGCAACTTTTTTTTCTTTTAATACTAATCCTAGATCCTTATCTACTTCATCCTTTAAGTAGAAGTTTTTATAAGTTTTTCCAACTTTTATTTTTTGTATTTTCCAACCTTTTTCTTGAGCATATCTTAAAGCTACTGTTCTACTTCTATCTAAGAGTCTTTCTATGTCTTTTATTGTGTACAATTTATCCATAAAAAGCCTCCTTAAAATATTTTTACTCCCATTTCTTTTTCAATTTTATTTTCTATTTCATAATCCCGATTCACTGGTATTTCTCTTAAAATTCTGTGTATTTTATCTATATCAACTCCTAATTTCTTAGCAAATCCTGTTGCAGTTATACCTTTTTCTAGTAAAAATTTACTAAAAAGTTTATATTTGCTATCTCTTTCAATTATATTTTTAGGAGTATTTTCCAATATTTTTAAAGCCCTTTTTTCTGCTTCAGGAAGTTCTCCATTTTTAAATTTTATAGCTTCATATTGTGTAAGTTCTAACATTCTAATCATTTGTAGCCAAGAAACTTCACAATCTATCATTTTCTTTTTTAGATCCATTATTCTTAAAAGATTTTTTCTAATCTCTACAACCTTCTTTTCTACACTCTCCATAAATTTTTAACTCCTTTTCTATCTTTGCTATCATTGTTTTATATGTTTCTTTGTTCTTATAACAATGATCTAACATTCCTCTTAAAAATTTTTCTCTTTCCATTAGCTCTCCTTTTATGTTATACTTATATATATATTATTTTTTTGTAGGACTTCTAACTTTGGTCGGCTGGGAGTCCTATTTATTTCTATAATCAACACCTGCTCTTTTATAAAATTGTCTTATACTTGTTTTTTTCTTAACTCCTAGATATTTTGTAGCTCCTTCCTCATCTCCTTTTTTTAAAAATACTTCTAATGCAATTCCATGTCTAATATCTTCTATTTTGTATCTTTGCCCTAAATATTTTTCAGTTGCTTCATTATTCCAATTAATTAAAGTATAGATTGTAACATTAAATATTCTTTCATTTATCGCTTCTCTATCACAATGTCTTTGAATTTCTCTTAATAACTCTCTGCTCACCTTCTTTTCCATTAATGTGTTATTTTTAAAATTAATATCGTTAAGTCTTAGATTTACTAATTGTCCTAGATTTAAACCTGCTTCTCTTATTATTAAATACATCAACCTCACTTTTCCAGCTACTGAAGCTTCTAATATATTAAAGTCATTTAAACTTATAAAAATTTTTGGTAAAAATTCTCTTTTATAATTTTTAATACTTGCTGTAATGTCTAAACCTAAAACTTCTTCAAAAAAGAATTCTAAAGCATTTAAATAGACACCTCTTGTATTTTTACTAACGGTTTTTAAATTAATATCTAAGTATCTAACCACATCCTCTCTTTTTATATCAATAGCTTCTTTATTCACTTCATTTAGAAAATTTGTAACTGTTTGAACATATAGCTTTTTTGTTGCTTCACTATATCCTCTGAAACTTAATTCTGTTTTTAAATTTAGTATGTCAAAATCGTTATTATTCTTCATCATCCTTTCCATATACCTCATCTATTAAACTATTAATTGCTTCAGCCATTTCATCTTGTGATTTTATTATTATGTCCATATTTGTTTTCATAAGTTTTATATCTTCTACTGAATTTCTAATTTGCTCAAACATTTCTAAAAAGCTTTTAATTTCTTCATCTCTTGACTTTATTAAATCAATCATTTCATCAAGTTGAAGTTGTTGCTTTTGAATTCCAGGAGTTTGTAGAATTAAATTCCCAGTTCTTAATTGCTTCATTATTTCTCTTATTCTTCTTCTAAACTTTTTAGAAATTTCAGTATTTGCTAACATTGAGACTTCATATAAGCCATCTTCTGTAAAAACTCTTTTTTCTCTTTTCTTAATAATCCCATTTTCAATACTATCTACTTTTTTTAAATAAGAAAATTCTTTATTTTTTAGTTCAGAGTTCCTAGTTATAATTTGTCTTATACTATTTTCATCCGCATATCCAATAGCTTTTGCTAATTCACTCATTTCTATTTCAATTGTATTGTTCTTTATAAGCACTTTTACTTGTGTGCCATTAAATTCTATTAGATCTCTATTCTCTTCCATTATTCCTCCTTTCAATTTGTTTTTTATTATCATTCAAATGTTAAAGTTTTCTATAAGCATTCCCCCTTTATTGATTTTTTTCCTCTTAAAAGTTATAATTTAAGTAAAACTTTTAAGGAGATGATTTTTAAATGCCTAATAATTCAGAAGAACATTCAAACTTTCCTTATAGCCCTCTTTCAAATTTATATGCTATGAGAGAGTTTTATCACCAGCTTAATAATCCACTTAATAATTTTGCTTTAAGAGAGAGTTTTTCAGCCTTAGAAAAAGCAAAACAGACAATACCAAATATTCCCACCCTTTTTACAGCTCATAATCAATTAAGTAGTGCTGTAAGTGAGCTTAAAAAAGCTGCTAGCATTGGTACAACTTTTCAGAATTTAACTAATTTACAGTCTCGATTGGAAGATTTAAGAAAAAATTTTTTTACCTCAGTTACTCCTGATTTTTCTTTTGTTTCAACTAATCCTGAAATTCAACAAGCAACTGAAAATTTTTTTAAAAATAAGGCTGAACCTATTAAAGTTAACCCTATAAAAAAATCTCAAATTTTAACACCAGATTCTATCTCTCCTAATAAAAGTCCCTTAGTTGATGTCATTACTGAACTTATTGATATTCAAAAAGAGACTATGGAGATTATTAAAGATTTAGCTAAATCAACAAATGAGTCTGTTACTGTATCAAAAGAAACAGCTAAACTTCAAAGAGAAGAAAAAGAATCTAATAAGATTACAGAGATATTTAATAAGAAAATGGCTAAGTTCACCTTATGGATTGGAATAGCAACTTTAATTGCTACAGTTATACCTTTAATAATAGGATTATTAAAATGATTAACATTGTTCTATTTAAATAAAATATAATTTTTTCAGAGTTTTTTACTCTTGTTTTTAAAATTTCAATTTCATTTTTTAATAATTGATTTTTAATAGCTAAATTGGTAAGAACTTTTGTTTGTTCTTTTATTAATTTAGTTTGATTTTTTAAACATTCAGTAATTAACTCTTTTTCTTTATCCATTTTTCCTCCATCCAACTAATTTTAATTATAATTTAACCCTTAAAATTTTCTATAGACACCCCTCTTTTCTTTTTTTAGTATAGTATTTCAATTTCCAATGTCCTATGTACTTCTATCCCCCTTTCATAAATTATTATATTTTTTTAATATATATTTTTTTCTTAAATAGTTTTAAAAATTTATCACAGTTTATTTTTTTAATCTGTGATAAAAATGTAAAATATAAAATTGTATCTCCATTCTTTAAATGGTATAATATACAATAAAAGTCTTATATTTTATGTAAACAAAAGATAACTTTTATATTTATGTTTATATTTGTTTTCTTAAAACAAGAATAACACGTTTTTAAAATTATGTCAATTAATTTTTGTAAAAAAATGTAAACTTTTTTATTAAAGTTATTTTTTGTTATCTTAGAAAGGAGTTCAAATGTATTCTATTGGAGATAAAATAGCATATTTAAGAAAAAAAATAGGTTTAAAACAAGAAGAACTTGCAGAAGAATTAAAGATTTCTCGACAAAGTTTATTAAATTATGAAACTGAAAAAAGACAAATACCTATAGATATTCTTTCTAAAATAGCAACCTTTTTTAAAATACCTATTGAAGCATTTTTTTTAGATGATTATGATGAATTTAAAGAAGTAAAAACAAACAGTAGTACCATTAAAATACCAATAATATCAAAAGCCTCTGCTGGATTAGGAGTTTATGGAAGAGATGAAATTTTAGATTGGCTTGAAATTTCAAAATCTATAGCTAAAAATGCTACATTTGCAACTTTTATTGATGGGGATTCTATGGAACCAAATATACATGATGATGATCTAGTATTAGTACAAGAAGTTCCAATGCTTGATAATGGTGAAATAGGTATTTTCTCTTTAAATGATGAAGTGTTTTGTAAAAAGTTTCAATATAATGAATTTACAAAAGAAATTATTTTAAAGTCACTAAATCCAAAATATAAACCAAAAGAAATTACATCAGAAGATGATTTTAGAATTGTAGGACGTGTTGTAGCAGTTTTTGATTATACTATTTGATATACTAAATCAACCTGTGACATTTTGTCACAAGTTGATTTTTTATTGACCCTGTTAGTTTTTTTGATTTTAACTTAATTTAAAATATTATTTTTTACATTCTATTTATGAAATCTTAGTTTTTAAAACTATTTTTATTCTTTTGCACATCATTTTTTACATTTTAAACTTACTTATTTTTCAGCCTTTTCTTTTTATAAGCCTTTTAAAGTCGTTCAAATTCTTTTCTTAATATTTTTAATCACTCACTTTTTTAAAAAGTCTTATTTTTAGTATTATTTAGAGTGCTGTGCAAATAAAAGTTTAATTTTTTTATTTTTTCTTATTTGCACACCTTAAAAACTTATTTGAATAAAAAAAGAATATCTTTAAAAGTTCTCTCGAACAGCTTCTGAACTTTTATGAATATTCTTACTTTTTTTCATTAACGGTGTCTAAATTCTTATTTTTTTACATTTTTTTTATTATTTTTTCTCATTTTTTCTTATTTTTTTACACATATAAATTAAACTATAGACTAACCTATTATTCTATATTTAATTAACTTTTTCTTTTATATTTTTATATTATCATTTCATCTTTACCCCCACAACTTTACAATAATTTTCTAAGCCTTTTTTTGAATTTTCGTAAATATCCTTATCTATAAAACCAGTTTTTCCACCATCTTCTTTTAAATATTTATCTTCAATTTTTAAATATATAAAACAATTAGCTTCTTCTACTGATTTTTTACCTTTACGGTTACATCTTCCAAATCTTTGGAATAATGAATTTAAATCTTGTAACTCTGTAAATAAATAGTCAAAATCAATATCTAGTGAAGCTTCAACAAGTGAAGTTGATATCCAAATTCCTTCCCCATCAAATTCAGTTTTTCCAAAATCTAAGATTTCTTTTTCCTTACTTTCTCTATCTTCACGAATAAAGTTTGAATGTAACATATTAATTTTATCTTTTAAATCATTGTGTTCTTTTAATTTCAAATAAATTTCTTGTGCTTTTTTTATAGTGTTGCAGATAACTAAAATTTTATTAGACTTTTTACTCTCTTTTCTATTTTTTCTAAATTGCCATAAAATTTCTTCTATTCCAATTTCATCATCAATGAGTACTATATTATGTCTTATTTTTTCATTATTAGTAAATTTCTTTTTTACAAATATTGGTTCCTCAACGATTTCTTCTGATTTATCCAAATCTTTTATCACATTTTTATTATTTTTCATCAAATATTTATTTAAAAAATATTCAATTATTGGAGGAAAGGTAGCTGTTACAATAGCAATTTTACCTCCCATTTCTATAATTTTAGTTATTCCAAAGATTACAGCTGCAAGTAAACTTGCATCATACATCTGCATTTCATCTAAAATTATTTTAGAATAAGAAAGAGTTGCTAATT